CGCAATAATGCGGTCCTGGCGTATCACTACGCTTGGTCTACTCTAAGGAGAAACTGCTATGCCAGATCCGAAATCACTCGCTTGGGAGCTTGCTCTCTTCGATATTTCATTCGGCTGGTATATCTGATATCGGGTCGTAAGACTTCCGGCACCTCTCCTTGGTTTGCGTGTAACCCACGCGGGCAATAATGCCTTTCCCTTAGCTAGGGAGGTCGATGTCTCCCTTTGGAGACGTTATGAGGTATCACTCAAAAGCTGAAAAAGGTGTTGCCACCACTTACCGTTATAATACGGCTAATGGCGACCCTGATTCATTCCGTCAGATGGTCGTTGACCATATAACAGGCGGAGTCACTAAAAGTGATATTATCCGTGTACCGTTAAATCAGGACGCTTGGAGAGATCCAACGCCTTATACTATGGATGACACAATTGTCACCTATGAGTACGGTTACAAGGATATACGGACTGTGAATACAGCACCCGGTATTTTCGACGGTACTTCTGTCGAGCACTGGGAGGGCCCTTGCTTTTGGGTCCCTACAGTATCCCCTTCAAACTGGGATCCTGCGCTAATCACAAACGACGACTTCGAGAAACTTAGCAATAAGAATCTCTTAAAACTTCGTGATCAAAAGATTAACGTTGCCGTGAATATGGCAGAGTTATCTAAGACTGCGGAGGGCGTCGCCGTGTTCGCTACTAAGCTACTTAAGTCCTATCGTGCTTTCCGTAGGGGTGATTTTAAACGGTCTCTCACAGAGATGGGTCTTTCGACTCGTCGCCGTGGTAAAGATGCCGCATCCACTTGGTTAGAACTTCAGTATGGTATTCTTCCTTTAATGGGTGATATCGCTGGGGGTTATGATGAATTGACGCGTAAGACACGTCAACATGGTCAGCGCATCCGTGTTATGTCCCGTATGGAACTTAACACCGTTGTGACGGAGGAAGGTATCGAATTTAGTGACGATAACTTTCTCGCTGGTGTCACTCTCGATTACACCCAGAAAGGTCAATTGATCTACTGGTACGAGGTCGACAACCCAGCGCTGCTTGCAGCCTCATCCGTGGGACTTACCAATCCGGCCGAAATTATCTGGGAGTTAACTCCTTGGAGTTTCGTTTTAGATTGGGCTTTGCCCGTTGGTGACTATCTTGGTGCACTCACTGCTTCTCAGGGTTTTAAATTCCTGGGAGGTACGTACACCATCACTAGCGTGCAGAACAACATACGTTGGTGTATACCTAAACCTACTTTTCGAAGTGGGCAGTGGAATGACATCAGCCAAAGTTGTTCCGGCAGACGAGTTACGACTGGGAAAAACGTTCTCCGATCTCAGATCGGTACGTATGTTCCTCCTCGTGCCTATATGCCTTGTTTCAAATCTCCTGTTTCTACGAAGCACGCGCTTAATGCGTTAGCGCTTCTGCGAAATATCCGTTAACCCCATTGAAAATGAGGCAATCATGCCAGCAAATACCACTATCGCCATCCTCGATGGCGCAGCTACCCCGGTCACCCACAACTTCAATCCTCAGAGCATTGACGCCAATGGCGTTGCTCTGTATAAGGAACGAGTTTCGGGCGTACCAATCGGGCAGCCACAGCTCTCGCTGAGTGTGCGGGCACCATCCGGAAACGGTGCAACCTATAAGGTTACTGGTCGTTTGACCATGCCTAAGGTTGTTACAACGACTGACTCTTCCGGTAAAACCGTGACGTCTGTCGACTACGCTCCATTGGGCACTTTCGAATTGGTTCTGCCGGTGAAAGCCGACAAAATCGATCGAACCAATCTGCGCGTTCTGTTGAGCAACGCTCTTAAAAACGCGACGATTGTTTCGATGATCGATGACCTGGAAGGCGTCTGGTGATTAACCAGATCTGACCAGTATCCCCGTGGACCTCTGCATAGGTATAAACCATGCTCGTATCTAGCGAAGCTAGTTACACTAGTCGAACAGCAACTCACAAATTGTGCGCGGGCTTCTTGCGCACCGTTGGAACTCCTTATGCTAGATCCCTCTTGGAGGGATTGGTAGAAGGTAATTACCAGAAATTAGTCGATGCTGATTTATCACCTGATAGTTATGGTGACTACAGCGATTTCGCGACTGATTACTGCTGTCAAAGCTTGCTCCGTAAATATCCCTTGTTTCCACTCGGGATTGATACAAAAGCTGTCGCTATGGCAAAGTTCCTCGAAAGTGAGGCCTCCTGTCTTAAATTAAACTTGTCCAAGGTTAGACCCTACGTGATCCAAGAAATTGGGCTCACGCCTGAGTCGTACATTCAGTACGCCAGGAAAAAGATAGCGTCTTTGCTCGGTAAGTTCAGTTGGGATGAGGCGGCGGAACGTTTCGGTTTCTCCGGAGGCGCTTCAACGCGTCTTAAGAGGAAGTCCGGTGCTCCGTTTTATAAATTTCAGGGTAAACCTGAGGTGACTAGAAATTGCGCTTTACTTGCCGTGTGTGCAATCCGGAGCATTCCGCTCTGGAGCGCGCAAATGGCTGACCAATACGGTCTTGACCCTTGTAATTGGGTCGAGATTGTAGAGGGCAGTAAAGTGACCACCGTTGCTAAATCAGCTAAAACGGATCGCTGCATTGCCATTGAGCCCGACATGAATATGTATATTCAGAAGGGTATTGGCTCAGTTATCCGAACTCGTCTGAGATCAGTTGGAATCGATCTTAACGACCAAACCCGTAACCAGATTCTGGCTCGGATTGGTAGCTCAACTGGTAGTCTCGCGACTATCGACCTAGCTAGTGCGAGTGACAGCATTGCGCTGGAACTTGTTAGGCTGTTGCTTCCCTCTGACTGGTTTGAGGCTTTATGCCTTTGCCGTTCAGAAGTTGGCATTCTTCCTGGGGGTGCTAAGCACATCTTTGAGAAGATTTCCTCAATGGGAAATGGATACACCTTTGAGCTTGAAAGCCTGATTTTTTGGGCTCTTGCCAGGAGTGTTCAGGACCTGAAAGAGGTTAGCGACCGTCGCTTGGGGATCTACGGTGATGACATAGTCATTCACAATAGTATCTCTGCGGATCTTATCGAGTTGCTCGACTACTGCGGTTTTAAAACCAATGTGGAAAAGACGTTCGTTAGTGGCCCGTTCCGTGAAAGCTGTGGTAAACACTACTTTTACGGCAAGGACGTAACCCCGTTTTATGTAAAAGCGCCTTTGGATACACTACAGAGGACATTCTGGTTTGCTAACTCTCTCCGTCAATGGGTTTCACAACTCAGAGATCCAGAGAGATATCAGAAGTTTTATTCCTATGTAGTGAAAACTGTACCCGCTCACCATCGATACCTTGTTCCAAGGTCGTTGGGGAGTGATTGCGGTTTTTGGGCGTCTCTAGACGAAGCTACCCCTGCTTACCATCAATGGAAGCAGAGTTACTCGACTAGGCTGTTGCGTAACCGGCGAAAGGCTCATCGCCCTGACGGTTCTGCTGCAGTACTCCACTGGTTCAATATGTCCGGTGGAGAATTGGGGTCTTCTGGAGTTCAACTTCAGAAGGGTGAGGTTCGGTATTACCATTCCAAGGTATACCTCTCGTGGTGGGACCCCGCTCCGTTCGGGGTTTCTCTTTGTGGAATTGGAAAAGTTAGGGCTTCGCGTTAATAACGCACAGCTGTTCATTGAGTCAGGTGAAAACCGAGCTCGAACAACCAACCTCTCTTCTTCAACTACCACTGGTGGCTACGCATTTGCGTGGCGGGGTCCGTAAGGACCTATCATTC